ATATGAAAAGGTGGAATTCAAGCCAAAGCCTTTGTTAGAAACCATTGCTACAAAATTATCAGAGTTACCAGATGATAATGAGGCAGTACAATATTGCTTGACACGCAAGATTCCGCGTGATAAGTTTAATGGATTATATTACATCACCTCTGTGAAAAAGATTCAAGATATCGCTCCCGAGTATTCTAGCATCAAGACAGAAGAACCTCGACTGTTACTTCCTTTTTATAATGAAAAGGGCGAGTTAACAGGTGTAACAATGCGCGGAATGCGAGGCGAAGCGCTTAGATATATAATGATTAAGCTGATGGAAGATGAACCTCTTATCTTCGGTATGAATAACATTGATAAGAAGAAGCCTGTGTATGTTGTGGAAGGCCCTATTGACAGTTTATTTCTTCCTAATGCTATAGCATGTGCTGGCACAAGTTTTTCTAAATTAGAAAGTTTAAACTTACCAAAAGAACAAATAGTCGTTGTATTTGATAATCAACCACGAAACCCAGAGGTATGCCGCCTTGTTGAAAAATATATTAAACTGGATTACCAAGTATGCATCTGGCCTTGCTCCATTGCTGAAAAAGATATTAATGACATGGTCCGAAGCGGAAGTAAAGTCCTACAGCTTATTCGTGAAAACACGTACCAAGGATTGATGGCACAACTTAAATTGACTGAATGGAGAAATTGTTAATATGAAAGTAAAATTGATTTCCTATACTACACCTGTAGAAGGGGACCTTCATACACCTACTGACTTGATTGCATTTTGTGCTAGAGTTAGTAATCCTAGCAATCAGATGAACACAGAAACATCTGAGAAACTTATCAAGTATTTGGTTAAGCATAAGCATTGGAGTCCATTTGAGATGGCAAATGTTTGCCTAGAAATTGAAACTACCCGAGATGTTGCTCGACAAATTCTTCGGCATCGTAGCTTCACTTTTCAAGAATTCAGTCAACGCTATGCAGACCCGACTACTGATTTATCGTATGAACTACGTGAAGCACGATTACAAGATGTGAAGAATCGGCAAAATAGTATTGAAGTTAATGACCCCAAGCTCCAAGAAACTTGGGACATCATGCAATACAATGTCTGGCAGGAAGCCTTACATTCATATGAATGGGCGATAAAGAGTGGTATTGCAAAAGAAGTGGCTCGTGCTGTCCTACCTGAAGGGTTGACAGTTTCACGAATGTATGTGAATGGGACCTTGAGAAGTTGGATTCACTATATAGATATACGTTCCGACAAGGCAACACAAAAAGAACATCGGGAGATTGCAGTTGCATGTGCTCAAGTTATCACTGAAATCTTTCCAATGATAAATAAAATTTCACAGAATGAGGAGTAACATGAGAGAACAAAATGATGTAGCAATTTTCATGGAAGCTTGTGGTCAAGGAGTGCTTAGAAGTCCAAGTTATCTAAACGCAAATTTGCCACAAGCTGATTTATACATGGAATTGATTCGTGAAGAATTTGAGGAGTTGAAGGAAGCTCATGGAAATTCAGATATTGTAGAAGTAGCTGATGCATGTGGAGATTTAATCTGGGTTATTCTTGGATTAGCTAATAGTTTAGGAATTCCTATGCATCGTGTATGGCACGAAGTATCAGCATCTAATATGAGTAAGACAGTTGAAGGAAAAGTAATTAAGCGAGAAGATGGAAAAATTTTAAAGCCCGACACTTATTTCCCACCTAACATTCACCGAGCACTAGAGATCCCAACACATGAGTAAGATGGAACTACCAGTAAAGATTTTATCAGATATCACTGTTCACATGAAGTATGCCAAGTTTGATAAGAGCAAGAATCGTCGTGAGAACTGGAAAGAATTGATTGATAGAAATAAAGAAATGCATTTGGAAAAGTTTCCCAAGTTGAAAAAGGAAATTAATGATGCCTATAAATTTGTCTACGATAAGAAGATACTTCCTTCCATGCGCAGTTTGCAGTTTGCTGGGAAGCCTATTGCCATTAACAATGCTCGTTTGTATAATTGCTGTTTTCTACCTATTGACCACGTTGACGCCTTCAGCGAAGTCATGTTCCTCTTGTTGTCGGGAACAGGTGTAGGATATTCTGTTCAACGGCATCATGTGGAAAATCTTCCTGAAATCCACAAGCCCACCAAGAATCGTCGCTATTTGATTGGAGATAGCATTGAGGGTTGGGCAGATGCCATCAAGGTGTTGGTGACAGCTTACATGAAGGGCAAGGCTCTTCCTGTGTTTGATTTCAGTGATATTCGTCCTAAGGGAGCCATGCTCATCACTTCTGGGGGTAAGGCACCTGGACCTGAACCTTTAAAGGATTGTTTACATAATGTTCAAAAGATTCTTGACCGTAAGCAAAACGGTGAAAAGCTCACATCAATTGAAGTCCATGATATTTTATGCTACATTGCTGATGCTGTTCTTGCTGGTGGAATTCGGCGTTCGGCCATGATTAGTTTGTTCGACATTGACGATGATGACATGCTCACATGTAAGTTTGGCAACTGGTGGGAAAATGCCCCCCAGCGTGGCAGAGCAAACAACAGCGCCGTCATTGTTCGTTCCAAGGTTGATGAAGAAGTATTCTTTGATTTGTGGAGGAAGATTGAGGCCTCTGGTTCAGGAGAACCGGGATTCTTTTTCACGAATGACAAAGATTGGGGCATGAACCCGTGCGCGGAAATTTCTCTCCGTCCCTTTCAATTCTGTAATTTGACCACCATTCATGCAGGTGATGTGGAGTCTCAGGAAGATTTGAATGCCCGCGCACGGGCAGCTGCTTTTATCGGTACACTACAAGCATCATACACAGACTTTCATTATTTGAGGGATGTATGGAAGAGAACCACGGAACGAGAAGCTCTTATTGGCGTGAGTATGACGGGTATCGCCTCAGGTTCAGTTCTCAAATTGGATCTCAAGGAAGCCGCCAATATTGTCAAGGAGGAAAACGAACGAGTTTCTTCATTGATTGGCACAAATGCGGCTGCTCGTTGTACTACAGTGAAGCCGGAAGGTACATCCTCTTTAGTACTCGGAACATCCTCGGGTATTCATGCCTGGCATAACAACCATTACATTCGTCGTATTCGTGTAGGTAAGAATGAAAGCATTTATACATATTTACAGATTAATCATCCTGAATTAATTCAAGATGAATTCTTCAAGCCGAACATTCAAGCTGTGATTGAAGTGCCACAAAAGGCGCCTGAAGGTGCATTAACACGCCAAGAATCAGCATTGGATTTATTGAAGCGTGTAAGTAAGGTATGGAAGGAATGGGTGAAGCCAGGACACAGAAAGGGTGCCAACAAGAATAATGTATCTACAACAGTCACCATCAAGCCAGATGAATGGGATGAAGTGGGGCGTTGGATGTGGGACAATCGTGACAACTTCACAGCATTGTCAGTTCTCCCATTCAGTGACCATAGTTACATTCAAGCACCTTTCGAAGATATCACAGAAGAAAAATATCTTGAATTGGTAAAGGTGTTACACAACATCAATCTTGATGATGTAGTAGAATTAGAAGATGGGACAAACCTTCAAGACCAGGCAGCATGTGCTGCCGGAGCGTGTGAAATCATATGACAGATCCATGTTATCCTAATTTTGGTGATGACTATTCCTTTATCTTTAATAATGCCAGTTATTTTGAAGATTTCATAGTAGGTTATCGTCAAGAAGCTGGATGTACCAATCACAGTTCCGTTCGTCATTTCCTTGTATGGATGCGAGGAAGAAAAACCTTCTACACTGCCGCCGGAGTTCCTCTCTATAATTTAGAGAACTCCGGTGATATGACCTATAAAAATGATTCTGGTACAATAACCATGACATTATCACCGCAAGGTGATATCTATCATGCGCGACATATGACCACGGATGGCAATACGTTGATGAAAGGAAAATTAAATGTTCGTGATGTCACAACATTTGAAATACCGCATCCTACGGCACCTGGAACTTTTCTAAATCATGGAGCATTACAAAGTCGGGAACATGCACTATATGTGAGAGGAAAGACAACTTCTTCTGATATAGTGCTGCCCCCTACATGGGAACATTTAATAGACATGTCCACGGTTACTGTACATTTAACACCCCAGGGTCCAATTGCATCACCTGGAGTAAATTATGATCCATCAACTGAAACTGTAACTATTTCTCCGCTTTTAAATACTCCAGCAGTATCTTCTGTTAGTCAAGTTGACGGTGTTTGGAAAGTATTATTATATAATCCCTTAAGTGTGAATTGCCACTACTTAATTATTGGCACAAGAAAGGATGTTCCTCCAGCCTAATAAATAGTAAGAACATTAAACTATAACATTATGCCAATAAACAATTCTGGTCCTGTTAGTTTAGGAGGATCAACCACAGGTCAATCAATTAATCTTGAACTAGGATTAAGTGCTACGGCACAAATCTCTATGAATGATGCTGTGGTAAGAACTTTGTTAGGTAGAGCATCTGGGTCAATTTCATTGAATGATGCCTACGGAAAATCAAATTTGGGAACGCCGCTAGGTGTCTCGGCGTATCCACCAAATTATGAATCGTATAATAATTTAACCGTAGCGTGGAGTTTACCGGCTAGTAGCTTCGGTGCCTCAGTTCAAGTATATGTGAATGGATCATTGTATACTACAACCGGTGTGAACGCAGTAGGTGCTTCAATTACAGGATTAACTGCTAATACTAGTTATTCCATCTATGTACGAGCCATTAGAAATGGAGCATTATCAGCTCCATCAGCAACAGTAACAGGTACTACTCGACCATGTTATGCTTATTATCAACTAATTGATAGCTATTGCGACCAATACAATAGTTTAATAGAAGTCCGTGGATCCGGAAGTTGCGGAACGGTATACTACAATGACACGGGAAACAATGTGGAGGTATGTGGTTATATACCTGCAGGAACTTTTCTAGGTTCTTATTGTTCGGGTCAATTCGTTGTTGGCACATATGCGAATGGTTCTGGAGGAACATATAGTCAAAATCTTGATGCCTGTGGTGGAACGATATATATCGGTTATTTTAATCCATATAACGGTCCATCAACATGTTGTAATGGAAATTGTGTGGCTCCAGCGGGTCATTTAATAAGTGAAGGATGCACAGTATATAATTCTCCCCCATATACATACACATATACATACACAGATGGCTGCGGGGGAATAACTACAACAAATTATAATAATGATTCTCGTTGTGGCTACACTGGAGGGGGAGGAGGTGGCGGCGGATGTATACCCTCTGGTGGTTATGATGATACCTTATATCAAACAGATTGTTGTAGTGGCGCCGCGGTCCCAGGATCAACTGTGTGTGATAATCCAGCAGATTATGGAACCACCTGGGCAACTTGTTATCATGTATGTGCATAATACTAACTTCAACATAAAATTTTATGAATCAATTATCAGGTATTCTTAATAATATTTCTACTGCAAATGATATTTGCGTCTTGGCTGTAGTGGCTGAAGGCTGTCATAACCAAGAGCCTATCATGATTTCAGAAGTTAAAAATTTTCTAGCCGCAGAAGAACCTACCGTACAATTTTTTCATATATGTATAAATGAAGATGAAGAAATGGTATTTCCGAGACCAGCAACACAAATTTTATATTTTTTCATTCCAGGAAATACCACGCCTGTATTTCATAGAATAAGTTTTCCTATCAGTAATACATTGAAAACAGATATAACAAATTTACGAAAAATTCAACAAGGAGAAACCTATCAAACTATTATGTTTCCAGACACACCGGGCATAGTAGAAATGATAGATGACATAATAACAACGGAAAATTTGGAAAACTACAGCGAAGAATATAAACAAAGCAGAAAATTAGCAGCTGAAATGTGGCGTTCATCAAAACGTTTATTAATAAAAACTTTGCCTTTAGTGCCAGCAGATATAGCTAATAATAGGTTTAATACATGTAAAGGATGTAGCTTCTTTTTAAAGAATCGTTGTTTACAATGCGGTTGTTATATTAATGGAAAATTACATCAGACTGAAACTGAATGTCCATCTAAATTATGGGGAAAATATGAATATCCAAGCCCGAGTGAATGATATATGTTGAGTGTAAATTATTGTGATGAGTGTGATATTGAATTCAAAGTACAACATGATGCAGACAAAGAAATATTTCCAATAACATTTTGTCCGTTTTGCGGTGTTGAATTAGATATTGAAGAACATTATGATTTCGATGATGAAGAAGAGGAATAAATAATCCTGTACCTTTACAGGATTATATCATGTGGCTTTATGAAAATGTGGAGTTTCTTGAAGTTCCAGAAAATGTCATTGGATTTGTGTATAAGATTACGAACACTTTGACCGGGCGGCAATACATTGGAAAAAAATTATTTACAGCTGCCGGAAGAAAACAGGTCAAGGGAAAACGAAAACGAATTCGTGTCGAATCAAATTGGCGAGAGTATTTCGGAAGTAACAAAGAATTGTTACATGATGTTACTACCTTCGGACCAGAAAATTTCCAACGTGAAATTTTGCATCTTTGTACGACTAAAGGACAATGTAGTTATTATGAAGCCAAACTTCAATTTGAACATGGTGTGTTAGAGCAACCTGATAAGTTTTATAATGACTGGATCATGTGTA